CATTTATTATTTGATACGATTATAAGCCTTTTTTGGAAAAAAGTCAAGATTATTTTATATCTTGCCAAAATTCAAATTTGTATTATAATAAGACCAAAAAATGAAAACGTTTTCATTTTTTGGAGGTAAGAGTTATGACTAAAGATATGTTGGCATCTTTGGATGATGTCTCTTCATTGGCCGAAGCCTTCGAAGAAGGCATGAAGGCCTTCCGAACATTGAAGTCTGCTAAAGAACGGGCTTTTGTGCATGAGTTTGTGCTCACACAGTCGCCGTTTAAAGCGGCGTGTAAGGTTGGCATCAGCCCCAAGATTGCCCATGCCTGGGGCTATAAAGTTTTGCAGAACGAGAACGTGCGCAAGGCAATCAAGTTCTTTCAAAAAGAACTGGAGTTCGAATACAACTTGCGCAAAGAATTTTTCATTATCACCTTGCGTCAAATTATTGACGACCCTGAAACCAAGCCATCCGATAAAGTGAGCGCCTTGAATTTACTGGCTAAATTATCAGGGCATTTAAGTGATACTGCATCGTCAGTGCAGCAATTAGTTATCTTGAAGCACCAGGGCTTGGATGAAACGATTGAAATAAAACCACAGCCTATTGACATGGATAAAGTTTAGGGTTAGATATACAAAAACACCAAGAAAGGGGATAAAACAATGAAAAAATCTAATTTAACAATGGCGTTTAGGGCGTATTGGTCTGATTTGGTCTGGCTGTATCAGACAGGTTCTTCATGTGAAGATTTTGTGAATCTCATGGATGATGACCTCGAATTACTATTTGATGATGCAGGTAAACCGTATGAGCCGTGGCGGGAATTTGTATCGTCATTTCAGCTCCCACCTAAAGAATTCTTTAATGTCACAAAAGATTATCTCAATTCATAGAGGAAAAAATTCAGTAATGAAAGGAGATATTATGGAACATATAATTATGGAATATATAATTTTGTTTATTTTGACTATTTTTGTGGGTATGATAATTTGTGCCATATCATGTGTAGTTGAGATATTTGTTTTGCAATTTATTAAACTTATTAAATATATTAAATTACGTTTATATGAATTATGAGATTACTGATTTTTTAATTAATTTATAAATTATTTAGGAGATAAAACCATGATAGAATTTACATGCAAAGTAAGTGACTTACTGGAAAAATTAGAATCCTTGTCAAAAGCCAAGTTATTGACACCTAAATGTTATTATGATGTGAATTGTCGTATCCTAAAGACACAATGTGAGCTATGTGTAAATGTTAAAGCTCATAATAATAATCATTATAAGTATAGTGATTATTATGTTTATATTGATATTGAAAACTGTGCAGGGCAAGGAATGTTTGGTATTCCACACGCCTTTGATTTATTGCCCGCCTTTAAGGCTCTTGATACGAATGATGTTGTGACTTTTAAGTATGATAAAGATACTCTTAAGATTATGTGCAAGGATGATATACTGTATGATGACTGGGCATCGGAGCCAGATGATAGTTATATAAATATATTAAATACATTTGAATTTGATGATGTTGTTTATTTATCATCAGATTTCTTTGATGTTGTCAAAAATTTATTGAAAGTTATACCACCAACCAAGGATTTGAAAGATACTCATTTTAATAGTGTAGTCTTGAATAGTCATCCTTTACAATCCAATAGTTTATTGATTTTGCGCACAGATAGTATGCGTTTAATGTATTATGATTTTTCTATGGAGACTGCGTGGCCTTTTGGTTGTATTGTTGTGCCTCGAGATGCAATAGCTTGGTTAACAAAACTAAAAAAGAAACGCAGTGAAACTGTTATCGTTAAACAACAGGGTTATTATATTTCATTTGAATATGGTGATTATCGAATGATATGTGGTATTACAAAAGAATTTCCACCTGCGGTTCATGATTTTATTAAATTGAGTTTTGATTATTTTTCAGAGTTTGCTACAAAAGCGTTGTTACAAGATATTCAGTATGTAACTATGGGTAATGGTGATAGACCAGTAACAATTAAAGCTAAACAACAACAAGCTGAAATCGTAAGCGATGATAACTTACGCAAGAGGAGAATGAATTGCGTAATTGACTCTGATAAAGAATTAGATTTAACTGTATATGCGTCTCAAATAACTTCCTTGTTGAATGTATGTGGTAGTCACATATATATTTATCATTTATCGGGGCTTACTAATATATATCGAATTACTTCCCCAGATAAGAATTTTCATTATACTATTCGTGGTTTTGATACACAAAAATAAACGGAGGATTGTATTCAAGTCAATGAAGATTGGGCTTTATGACCATGAGAATAACGGTTATCCGAATTTAGCTTTGATGAAACTGTCTGCATGGCATAAAGCCCATGGTGATACAGTGGAATGGTTTAATCCTATTATGGGGGGTTATGATAGAGTTTATACGTCAAAAATTTTTACATGGACACCATCAAATCTATATTTGCCATCAGAAATAACAGTATATGGTGGCACAGGATTTGACATTACCAAAACATTAGATGATGAAGTTGAAAACATGGTGCCTGATTATAGTCTTTACAATTGTGATAAATCTTATGGTTTTTTGACACGAGGTTGTATTAGGTCGTGTCCTTGGTGTTTCGTGCCAAGGAAAGAAGGCAAGATAAGAGCTCATCACGATATAGAGGATTTTGCCAGACATAAAGAAGTTGTCTTGATGGATAACAACGTTTTAGCTCATCCCCATGGCATAGCCCAAATTGAGAAGATAGCCAAATTGGGATTAAAAGTAGATTTTAATCAAGGCCTTGATGCACGATTGATTGATGATGGTATAGCTCGGTTATTGAGTAAGGTTAAATGGTCACCATATATACGTTTAGCTTGTGATTCTGCGTCAATGATGGAGCCAGTTCGTAAAGCGGTTGAATTATTACGTTGGCATAACGTCACACCATCCAAGTATTTTTGCTATGTTCTTGTTAAGGATATTGATGATGCTTTGGAAAGGGTGCGGTTTTTGAAAGGAATATATGTTAATCCATTTTGCCAACCATATAGAGATATGGAAGGCAATGAGCCAACACAAGAGCAAAAACATTTTGCCCGATGGTGTAATCATAAAGCAATATACAATACTGTCCCGTGGGAAGATTATAAAGCACAGAAATAAATGAAAGGTGTGTTTACTTACATGATTGATAGATATAAAATTTATAATGAAGATAGTTTTAATTATTTAAAAGAAATACCAGATAATTCTATTGATTTTATTTTAACTGACCCTCCCTATAACTTAAGTCAATACTCAACGGGTAATATGAAGTTTGATTGGAGAGCAGAAATAAATAATGACGTGGCAAAATGGGATAAAAATTTTGACCCTGTTAAAGTAAAAGATGATTTTGTAAGAATTTTAAAACCGACTGGGAATATTTTTGCTTTTTGCTCCTATAATCTGATAGGTAAATGGCATGAAATATTTGACCCAATATTTGATACATTTCAATTTTTTATCTGGCACAAAACAAATCCTGTTCCTAAATTTAGGAAGGCTGGCTTTTTGAATAGCTGTGAGATGATAGTGTGTATGTGGAATAAAGGGCATACATGGAATTTTGGAAAACAGAATGAAATGCACAATTTTTTTGAGAGTTCAATTTGTATGGGGCCGGAACGACTTGATAATCCAAAACATCCAACCCAAAAACCAATAAAACTACTAAAACATTTAATAAAAATAGCTTCAAATAAAGACGATATTGTGTTAGACCCTTTTATGGGGGTTGGCTCAACAGGTATTGCAGCCCTTGAAATGAACCGAAGGTTTATTGGAATAGAGATAGAAAAAGAATATTTTGAAGCGGCAAAGAAAAGATTAAAAAACCCAGAAATCAATTAAAAGGAGGAGAGAATTATGTCTATGCCCGAAGAAGAAAAAATGTTGTTGATAGAATCTTTTCAAAAGAAGTTTAAGGTTATCGATGATGTTTTTGAAAATCTATTGAATTATTTAGCGTGTAGAAGGTCTGATGAAGACCCAAACGAGTTCGTATCGAAAATTTGGCAGTTATTATTTAATTATAGAACGGATATTCTTCGAATTGAGAAATGGTATCGAGATGAATTCCCAAAGAGACTGGGGCGACCTTATTATAATGAAAAGGAGACCGTTTGTTCTGTCGAGGTCTCTGGCTGCTTATAATATCGGCCGCCGCTTATGTATTTTTGATTACGCCCAAATGGTGGAATTGGTAGACACAAGAGACTTAAAATCTCTCGACCGCAAGGTCATGACGGTTCGAGTCCGTCTTTGGGCAATAAGCTTTTCCCCATATATTTTTTATGCTTATGTTTGGCTTCCCTAACAATCTTCGTCTAAACTAAAAATGAAAACGTTTTCATTTTTTGTGGCGCTTGGCACACATTGTAGTGGTAGCGCACATTGTAGGTTTATTATTTTTATGGGCTCTCGTTTCAGAGTTTACGTTTATATGTAGAATTTTTTCGGCTATATCTTGTATTTGATAGGGGTTGCATTGTGTGTTTTTTTTGATATAGTGAAATCATCAAAAATAAACAACGAAAGGGGATTATGAACATGAAGAATGAAGACTTTGAAAAGATTGAAGCATTTTTGAAAGAAGCTGGTTTATCATTTAAGCTGCTGAAGGCCAAAAAAAACTATAACTATTATGTCTTTTCAGTTAGCGTTGAAACGAAGTCTTTAGGTAAGTGGGTAAACTTTTTAATAACTCATTGTGGTATTGAAACACAATGGCAGATTGTTCCATACTTTTTACACGATGCCTATCAAACAATTAAGATATGGGATTTTAGATATTAACACAGAAAGGGGATTTAATAAAATGAAAATGACAAACTTTGAAAAGGTTGAATGTTATCTCAACGGATTAAATCTGCCATATAGTCTTATCAAGGCTTGGAAACGTGATGAGACTTATTCATTTTTATTTCTTATCCATGCCAAACATTATATCTACTGGCATTATTACTTATATGAGCGGTTACGTGATGGATATGAAGCATTTTTGCAAGTATTGCCAGATAAGTTAGGTGGGACTTATATCGTACTCAAAGTCACGGGTTTCAAGTTTTACCGTGACTGGGAGCCGTTAAATTAAAATCTAAACAAGAAAGGGGTGATAATATGAGACGTGATTTATCTAATGTGGCAAGTATTCAATCGGATGATGGAAATAGAATTTATCTGTCTCTTAAAAGAGAAGGCAGACATTGGCATATCATTCCCAGTAATGGAGATGTAATTGAATATGAATTTAAGTCACGGCAACAAGCTCTGAATGCCATTCAGTCACTTTGGGGCTTTCGGCAGTGGGATTTACAATGGTATGTATAAGAAATCAAGAAAGGGGTAAAAAATTATGTTAAAAACAATTAGCTGTGATGATTTTATTCAGGAAATGCGGTGGTATGTTGACCCCGAGGTTTTATCAGACGAAGCCCTCGAGGTTATCTTTGAGCATGTCAACGAATTTTTGGGGCCTGGCATTGAGTTAACGGAAAAAGTCAAGGATTACATTGTGGACACCTACCGTGAGACCTCGATTTGGGACCTTATGGAACAACTCGATTGGCTGTTGGCCCGACTCGACGATATAGAATGTATGCCACCAGATATTCTGGCGCTTATCGCCACAGATGAGCTGATTGATTCCGATTGGCGGTCTGTCATCGGAGAGACTTCAAAGGGCCTGGTTTACCTTGAGAAATAACTCAACTAAAACATTATCATGCCTGGGGCTGTTATAGGCCTATCCTTTATAATAGCCCCAATAAAAATTTTATTGTTTTAAAAAAACTTAATCGGGTGCACATTGTAGCACACATTGTATATATCCTATCCTCCCGCCTGCGAAGTCCCGATGTTTCCTGTCCTTTTAACCTCGAGGATAAGAGCCCGGAGTAAAAGAATATCAAGGTTGAAATTGCAATGAGATATGATATTCTGATATTGCCAAATGGCGAATCTAAATAAGAAAGGGAGATAAGACAATGATTGTAACGGCATTTGAGGTCGAAGGGACTGGTGTAAAAAATGGCAATTTTGCCATAGGTGACAAGCTCATATATCATGGATTGAAAAAAGACCCATGGTATTATGATTTTGTCGTTTGTGGTCGTCCTAAATATCTTTATTACTTTACGGAAGACTGTATAATTTCAACAAGCGATGGAGTTATAAAAAGATACGATTCCATCGATGTCTTAAGGCTTCCGTTTCAAAAATCCTGTTTGTTTTTTGAGCAGGACCGGGATTCTGAAGTATTTTACAGAGGGTATATGTCATGCCATGGAGTGAAATGGCATACATATTTTTATGATTTTAATATTTAACTTTAAACAAGAAAGGGAGACTAAAATGGACGAATTCAATTGGACGTATTATCACAATGTAAACGGGGATGTTATTAAAGTATTTTTTCCATTTGAGGCCGTGATAAGCAGTGTAGGCGGCATCTTCCGAGGCAGTAGGGTAATCCCGACTACTGATTTTGATGAACATTATGATGCGGTGCTTATCTGTCCCGGCAATGATTTGATTTTCTTGACCACCAAATGGTGGCAAGTAATCGAAGGGAATGACGTGTCCATTTATCACGTTGAGGGCATGGCAGTAATGCAGTCCTCTCAACCCTTTATTATTCGGCCGGTAAACTGGCCGGAAAAAGCAGGGTGGAGTTTTCGGATTGGTTATAAAGAGGGAGTTGATACCGGATGGTGTAAAATCTAAACCCTTTAGGGCATGGCATCGTGTCATTGCCCTAAAGGGTTTTTTTGTTTCAAAAAATAAAATCCAAGAAAGGGATAAGATTATGATTAAATATAGCAATTTAATAATTTACGGGCTGGCTAAAAAAGACTTGCCGGCCAAGGGCTATGTTCTGCATTTCGGCCAAAAAGGCGCTAAACATCTTTATCAGTTTTATGCCGAGGATAGGCCATTCACTTTTTTGACAACGGGCATTGAGCATCTTACACAATTCCTGCCCAACCCGCCTAATAATCAATACGTCTGCATACGCAAGGGTTTTATTCAACCCGTTCATAATTGTCAAATCATTTCCTATGCACATTATTTTTACGGTAGGGAAAAACAGGATGTTACCGTTTTTGCCATGTTAGATGGTGGAGTTTTTACACAAAAGGGCAAAGTTTTTACTATTAAAAATCACAGAATAATAAAAAAATGAAAGGAATAAAAAAATGACTAATAAAGAATTGGATGGAGCGCTAAAATTAAATGACTTATTATTTGAAAGTGGGTTGCCTTATTTAATAAGTTCAGTGACATGTCAAGTAAATAAAAAATTTTGTTCCTGTTCTTTTTTTGGAAAGCTCACTGATTTTTCAGAGTGGAGAGAATTTTTAAAATATAACAGTAATTTTACGCACTGGAATTTTTCACCTATGGATATCAATTTCCCATGGATTGTGTCGTTTTATGTAGAATTTAAT